TATGTTCGCACCATTACTATCTATGATGAATCAAATGGGTGGTGGTACATCATTCAGTTCAGACCTGAGTGTTGCAAGTCCTGATAACCCAATTAGAAACAATCCATCACAAGAACAAACACCTGTAATAATGAAAACCTATGTTGTTGAGAGAGAATTAACAACATCACAGGAGAAACAAGCAAGATTAAAAGATTTAAGTACATTATAATATGGCAAAGAGTAAATCATCAGGAAATTCACATAAGGTATCCTTCGGAAAAAGAAGGTCACAACCAACAGGAAAAAAATCCTATGGACCTAAATCCCAAAGACCAAAAAAGTACAGAGGACAAGGTAGATAGTATAAACCAAAATATTTATATTTTAATATATGAAGAAAGATAAAATATACGAACTAAGAATTGATGAGGACGATGAAATATCAGGTATTGATTCAATTTCTTTAGTTTCAGAACCAGCCATAGAAATTTCTTGGGTGGCATTTAATAAAGTTAAGTCTGAAGATTTTCATATTCCATCTGGTGAAGATGAAAAATACATCCAAAAACTACTTGCAACAGCACAAGACGAACAAGAACTATTTGACGAAGGTTGGGTGGTTGATAGTATTGAGTTATTGGATGGTAAGGAAGGATTTATTTCAACTAACCCTAATGGACCTTCAATAGAAGATGAACAGGAATATAATGTTAGATACAAGTATATTCTAAACCCAAGAATTACAGGTCAGGGTGCAATTATCCCTACAACAAGAGACTTTTGTAAGACTCTTATCAATCGTAATTATGTTTGGAGAGTAGAGGATATGGATAATACACAGAATGACTTTGGTCAGTCTGCTATGGTATGGAGAGGTGGTTACAATTGTCGTCATACTTGGTCTCGTATCAAATATAGAAAAGACGCAACCATTACAAATAAGGCGTCAGTTAATAAAGGTAAAGTTGAAGTTAATGGTTTTCCAAATGACTTAGTTCCTGATACAAGAGTATTGGGATATTCTGAACCTGATACAGTAACAAATAAAACTCTTGCAAACCCTTCACCAAGTACAATTAAAAACTTGGGATTGTCAAAAGAGAAATTTGAATTACCATTATTCCCAACTAAGGAAGAAGCAGAAAAATTTGCACCATTACTTTATGGATGTACCGGTTCCCACGAACATCTTATAGATGGTAAAACATACTATATGCCTTGTGAAAAACATCCTGAGGATATGGGTTATGACAACAATTTACCTCCTTTTGTAGATGAAGGTATTAGAAAGAAAAAGAAGAAGAAACAAGAGGATTTTGAAACATATAATGACTATCCTGAAACTGCAGTAAACAACGCAAAGCGTGCATTAAAATATGCTGAAGAAAATGGATGGGGTTCTTGTGGCACACCTGTGGGAAAACAGCGTGCAAACCAACTCGCAAACAAAGAGAACATCTCGGAAGAAACGATTGCCAGAATGGCTTCATTTGAAAGACACAGACAAAACAAAGATGTTCCTTATGATGAAGGATGTGGTGGACTTATGTGGGACGCTTGGGGTGGAACAGAAGGAATTGAATGGGCACAAAGAAAGTTGGAACAAATTGAAAAACAAAAAATGTCAAAACAAAAATTCCAAACCGATGATGAGAAAAGAATTGTGATTGGACCTGCTATGATTCCTGATCTTAAGATATTCCGTAAAGATAAAAATGGTGACCCATACTATGTGACATTTACATCTGAAACAATTAAAATGATTGCAGAGAAGTATATGAGAAACAAATACATAGATAATAACGATACTGAACATAATGGTAAGGCCGCACAAGATGTTTATGTGATTGAGTCTTGGATTAAAGAAGACGAACAAGATAAGTCAAATAAATACGGATATGAAGATTTACCAATTGGAACTTGGTTTGTTTCTATGAAGGTTAAAAATGATTTAGTTTGGGAAGCAATTAAAAATAAGGAATTGAACGGATTCAGTGTATCAGGATACTTTGAGGAGATAGAACAATTCTACAGAGAACAAGAATTTTTAAGAGAAGTAGCTAAAATTTTAAAAGATTTATAGTCTACTGATAATATATTATATTTCTATATATAAACATAATAAAAACAAAAAAGTATGTCAAATCCAAAAACAGCAATTCAAGAGATTAAAAACTTGATGGTTAAATTTGGTTTTATGTCAGCTGAAGAAGACAAAGTAGAAGAAACTCCAACAGAAGAAGTTGAAGTTAAATTTGCTGAGGCTAAATTAGTTGATGGTACAGTTGTAAAAGTTGAAGGAGATTTAGTTGAAGGTGCTGCTGTTAAAGTAGTTACAGAAGATGCTGAAATTCCTGCACCAGATGGTGTTCACGAACTTGAAGATGGTACCAAAGTAGAAACCAAAGATGGCGTGATAGTTAAAGTTGAAAAGGCTGAGGTTGAAGAACCTGAAGCTGAAGTTGAAATTGAGGTTAAGAAAGAAGATATGGAAGACGAAATGTACTCTTTACTTAAAGAACTTATGGAGAAAATCTCTGATAAGATGAAAAAGATGGAGGACAAAATGTCTGAAATTCAATCTGACTTTAACTCGTTCAAAAAAGAACCTGCCGCTAAAAAAATCAACAGCGGAAAAACAGATTTTAATAAACAAGAAAATGAAAACTCAGAAGATGCAAGAATCGCAACTATTATGAGTTTCAGAAAAAACAGAAAATAAACAAAAACAAAAAAAATAGAAAAATGAAAAATTATTCAAAAGAAGATTTTGCATATGTGGTTTCAACTATTACTGGTTTTACTGACCAAACATCAACTGAGTTGATGATGAAAGCGTTAGTAGGTGGTACAACCGCTAAGGTTTCTAATGTGAAACTTGGTATCAAAGGAACACAGCAAATACAAATTTTAGATTCTACACCAGCATTCCAATCAGGTGCTTGTGGATGGTCTGCAAGTGGTGACACCACTTTCTCTCAAATCTCTCTAACAGTATGTCCTGAGAGAATCAACGAAAGTCTTTGCCCTGACGCGTTGTACAGTACTTATCAGTCATTATTGTTACAAAAAGGTGAAACTGAAGAATCAGTGCCCTTTGAAATGGAAATTGCTAACTTAAAAGTTAAACAAATTCAACAAAGAATTGAACAAAAATTATGGCAAGCAACTACCGCAGGTGGTGATTGTTTCCAAGGTTTCAAAGCATTATTGGTTTCAGGTGCTACAGGTACTGCAGTTTCTGCTAACCCAACAGCATTCTCAAGTTCAGCATCATATGGTACTGATGGTAATCCAATCACTGAGGTAGATAAATTAATCAACGCACTTGACGCTAACGCACAAGCATTAGAAAACTTGGTAGTGTTTATGTCATATCCTAACTACAGATTGTATGTACAAGCATTAACTAAGGCTAACTTCTTCCAAAATTACATCGGAAGTTCAGTAGTTATCGGTGGTGAGGCTAACTCATTCGCAGTACATCCAAACTCAACTGTAAAGGTATATCCAACAATTGGTTTATCTGGTTCAGGTAGAGTTGTTATCGGACCAAGTGATTATTTCATCGTAGGTTTTGATGCCTTAAGTGATCACGAAAAGTTAGACCTATGGTGGTCTCGTGATAACGATGAAATTCGTATCAGAGGTAATTACAACTATGGTGCGGCTCTAGTTCGTTTCGCAGGAGTTAACTACTTCGCAACAAACAACATCGCTTAATCGTTTGTCAATATAAAAAACAGGGAGGTGAAAGTCCTCCCAATTTTAAAATAAACGAAAAAAATTAATAATATAAAATATGAGTTGCTATATTTCAGAAGGTGTAAGTTTAAACCAGTGTTCTGATAGTATTGGTGGTATCCAGAAAGTTTATATCGCTGGTGGAACAGGTACAACCGTAGGTGGTGTTACAGGTTTCACATATAATGGTGATGATGCAATCACAGGTGCTACTGCTGCTGCAGGAACAATATTCTATGGTTTTGAACTTAAAAGAGGTACTTCTCAACTTACTCAAAATATCCAAAAGTCATTTGAAAACGGTACGGTGTTCTTTGAACAAGTATTGGAAATGGTGTTGTTTAAATACGATGCTGACAAGAGATTGATTATTGAAAATTTATCTCAAAAAGATAATTTACAAGTAATCGCTATTGACCAAAATGGTACACAGTATATGTTGGGTCAAGTAAGAGGTATGTATGTATCTGCAGGTGCTTTAACTTCAGGTTTGGCATTAGGAGACAGAAATGGTATGAATTTCACATTAACCGGACAGGAACCCGTTCCTTCAAGAGTTATCAGTGGAACATTATCATCTGTGTTCTCAGGTGCTACTTTTAATGGCTAATCGTAGATAAGGGTTGTACCTTTTCGATTATCTATATATCCACAAAAGGAGTGCGGGTACCCGCCTCCTTTTTTTTTACTATTTCGTTCCAAAATGAAAATATTTATATTTAGTAATATACGGTTATCTAAATGATTATATTAAATAAAGGTCAACAAAACGAATTGGTATTAAATATCAATAACAACTCAAGGTCAAACTTTACTGGTTATACTTTGACATTTGTTCACGCCTTATCACAAGAATCAAAGTCATATACAATCAATAAATCAAATCCCGCACAATATGCGGAAAATGATAGATATTGTGAAATTGTATTAAACTTACAAAATGCAGGCCAAGACCTTAACTATGAAGGTCAGTATCAACTTCAAATATTTGGGGATGGTACATCTTTGGTTTATACCATTTTGTGTGATGTGGTTGATACAAATCCAAATGATACATTTGTTTCATATCAATCAGATAATGAAGATAATAGTAACTACATCTATATACAAGATTAATTATGAGTGAAGAAATTAAAAAATATGAATTGAGTACGATGAGGTTTACTCAAGCACCAATTCTACCAAGATTTACAGAAGTTTTCCAAAGAGTACCATTTGTGTACTATGGTGAAGACAATATGATGCCCAATTACCTTATTACAAGATTTAACAATAGTGCAATTCACAAAGCAATTGTTTTATCTAAGGTAAATCAAATTATGGGGGATGGTGTTGTATCCATAAATAATCCGATGGCCAGTGTTAACTTGGTCAACAAGAAAGAGAATGTTTCTGAAGTAATGAAGAAATGTGCATTAGACCTTGTATTATTCGGTGGATACGCAATTAATGTAATTTGGTCAAGAGATAGAAAGAATGTTGCAGAGATTTACCATATTGATTTTTCTAAAGTAAGATGTGGTAAAGTTAATCCTGATTCTGACGAGATTGAAAAGTATTATCATTCTTTGGATTGGTCTAACCTTAAGAAGTTTCCTGCTGAGGAATATGATGTGTTCAATCAAGAAGATGGTGAACCAAGTCAAATTTTATATTATAAGGCCTATCAACCTAACAATTCATATTATCCTGTACCTGATTATTCGGGTGCATTAGCAGCAATTGAGATTGATGTTAATATCAAAGAATTTCACAGTAACAACTTAAGAAATGGTATGTTACCATCACTTTTCATTAATTTCAATAATGGTATCCCTGATGAAGATCAAAAGAGAATTATTACAAGGGCGTTGGAAGAACAATATTCTTCTGTAAATAACGCAGGTAGACCTGTTATCTCATTCAACGAGAGTAAGGAATTATCACCTGAAATTGTACAAATACCGGCAAGTTCTAACGATGGTTATTATCAAGCAATCTACGATGATATTATTAGAACCATCCTATCAGGTCATAGGATTAGTTCTGGTGAGTTATATGGTATTAGTACTAGTGGTAAGTTAGGAACGAGAAATGAGATTGTAGACCACTCAGAATATGTTAGAAAGATGGTTATTATGCCGTATCAAAATGAACTATTACCAACATTCAATAAGTTGGTATCATTAAAAACACAAACACCAACAACATTTGAAATTAAACCATTATCTATCTATGAGGTAGGTGATGTTGTTGAACAACCTGTTGTGGAAAATAAACCTGAACAACCAATTCAACAATAACATATGGCAAATGTATTATTAGTATCTGAAGGTAAGTTAAAGGCCTTCACAAATGTAAATAAGAATGTAGATATTGATGCAATTAGGGCAGAATTATCTGTAGCACAAGATTTACATCTCCAACCATTATTGGGTACCAAGTTCTACAAACATTTGTTATCACAAGTATCTGCAACAGGTAATACTTTTAATAGTGATGAGTTAGAATTGGTTAATGAATATATTAGTCCATTCCTTATAAATGTAAGTTATTTTGAGATGATTCCTTCAATACATTACAGAACGATGAATAGGGGTATTGTACAGGGTGAGATGGAGAGTGCAACATCTGTTGATACTGAAACGATGAAATACCTTAGAGGTATCCAAAAACAAAGGTCAGACTTTTATAAACAAAGATTACAAGATTACTTAATCACTGGTGAAGGACAAAACAAATTCCCTGATTATCTATCTTATTCTACATTAGATGGTATGATACCTGACAAAAGTTCTAAATACAATTCACCGATTGTATTGAACCATACCACAAGATATGGATATTCCAAGAGAGGTTATCCTGGTAGAGGTGGTTTTGGTAATATGCCGTCATACAGTGAGATAGAATCTTCTAATCCCGATTGTTACGATTGTTATTAATTGACAATTACGGAAGTAAAATAAAGACAATTACGGAAATGAGTACAGAAATATTATTAATTATATCTAATGCACTGACTGGTTTTGCCGGTTGGTTTGTAGGTAGAAAGAGACAACAAGCAGATACAGATAACCAAGTATTAAGAAACCTTGAGTTATCGGTAAACATATATGTTAAAATTATTGAAGATCTTAAACAAGAAATTCACGAGTTAAATAATAAAGTTGAAACACTTGAAAAGAAAGTGGAAGAACTAATGGCTGAAAATCGGAAACTTAAAAAGAGAACAGGAATATGACAAACGAAATAACTTTACCTGAACCAAACGCAGAAGAATTAAAACCTTATAACAAGGCGTTATATTTTAATAGACTTATGACACAAATGGATTTGTCTAGTGCATTAAAAGTTAATCATATGATTCTTGCAAGTTGGATAAGTGATAATTACGATAGTGTATATCTATACGATAAAGAACTAAAATTTAAACGATGAACAAGAATCAAAGACTCCAAATGATAAGACGAATCAAATTAGATTTGTCTGATATTAAACCTAATAAATTTGAAGATGGTATAATGGAAAATCCTTGCGAAGATGGGTACATCGCCTATGGCACAAAAGAGAAAGACGGAAAAATTGTGCCAAACTGCATTCCTGACCCTGAAGAAATGAAGAAAGTAGTTAAGGAAGGTTTCCCTATCCCAAGTCCAAGTGGTGATGAAGATGAAAATAAGTTTATTTCGAGGTGCAACTCTGAATTATATGAAGAATTTCCTGATGACTCACAACGAAACGCAATTTGTTACAAATCTTGGAGAGGTGAGTAATTATTTTTTTAATTTACAATTTTCAAAATGCCATCTGTGCATTATTCTATTTTGACCTATCTTACCACAATAAGGACAAGTAGATTTAGTATTATTTCTATCGTGTCCCATTTTTTTATACATTTCTTTATGTAATTGGTGTGATATTTTACCACCTAATGCGCGTTGTTCATTAGTAAGTTTTTCCCAAAATTTATTTTCAACATTTTTTTTACCTTGTATAGAACCAAATTTTTTACCTAAATTAGATATGTGGCCAGATATTTTATTAATATCACCACCTTTTTTACCATTGTTACTTCTTTCTTCTTTAGTTAAAGAAAATATTCCTATTTCTAAATTTTTATTTTTATTTCCAATTATTTTACTTAATTCACTTCTTTCTTCTTTAGTTAAAGAAAATGCTCCAATACCTAATTCAAATACTTTTTTACCACCTTTAGAGCTATTTTCATTACTTCTATGTTGTTCTATAGTTTTACTTGAATGTTTATAATCAATTGTATCTTTTTTATATCCATATTGTTCTTGTAATTCTAATTCGCGTTTAGAAGCAATATGAATATCTTCGTGTTGTTCTAATATTTCAAATTCAGTATAACCTTGTTGATTTACTCTACGATTTGGATTTTTACTACATCCAATTTTTTTTCCTATAATATGATAAATGTAATACATACTTCAAAGATATGTAATATTAATTAAAAAACCCCCGACTCAATATGACAAGGCCGAGGGTTTGGATTTATATGTAGTAGGTTTACTTTTAAAGTATAATAAAAATATTTGAAATTACAAAATAATTTGAAAAAAACTTTTTATAATT